AGGGCGGCCCCGGCCAGCTCTGCCCGCCGGTGGACCTTGACGCTGGCGCGATTCCGTACCGACCTGGCGGAGAAGTCCGTTTCAAAGGACACAATGTCCAGGTCATTGAAGGTGGCCTGCACCGCGCGGTGATCCAGCACGCCGCCCTGCCCATCCTTGAAGCGGTGACTGCGGTCCTCATAAACGAACTTCCCGGCGCCGTCCACGTAAATCCTCGATAGCTCATGCAGCTCTGCGTCGTAGAGAGCATCGAGCGCTGACCTCTCTCTCCCCCACCAGTGCGAGAGAACATCCACCCCTGCGTCCAATGTCCGATCCGCCGCTGGCCAGCCTGCCGCGTCCAGCAGCGCCTTGATGGGGTACGCTGCGCCGCCTGACGGTATGTCCGATCCCCAATGTTTGCGCTGGAACGCCAGAGCATCAGCACTCAGGGGGCCAACGGCGGGCACTGAGGTCAGGGGCGACGTGATGATCGCTCTGTCAAGCTGGTCGAACCCGTCCACGCAGAGCATGTACGCCTCTTGCCGGTCCTTGTCTGGGTACGGCGTGATGCGCTCGATCTTGCCCTGCCACATGTCATAAACATCGACCCCGATCTGGAGTCGCGCACGGACTTTCCGGCCTACGGTAACGTTGCCTGAGCCGAAGATGCTTGAGGCATTATCGGGGGAGAAGTCACCGTTGGGATCATCAGCCTCGATCTCACATATGCCAGCGGGGGTAACATCAAGCTCAGACTCACGGCCACGGGTGAAGACCACGCGCTTTGTCTTCGCCGTGATGTCTTCAAGGCCGCCTTCGAACACCCCGTCGCCATCCCAGTCCACCTCAATGAGCCACGTGCCCGTAGGACCGCCGCCCGGCGCGACTGCGGCCAGGATCGTGATGGTCGGCGAAGCGATGATGGTCACGAATTACCCCTACGCTGCGTAAACCAGGTTGACCGTATAGGTCACCTTGAGCTGCCCGGTGTTTAGGACCGTGACGGTTGCCCCTAGCTTCGTGCGCTCAACAGCCGCCGGTATAGTGTTCGAGTCACCAGCTATAAAGCGGACATACATGGCAACCTCATTGACGGTGACGCTGCCGCCGCTGTTGTTGTTGAAAAAGCGGACATGCGTGTGCGTCAGCGTTAGGGTGCCACCGACATAGGAGAGGACAGGAAGTTCAGAGGCCACATAGGAAAGTTGCCCAGCGCCGGTCCCATTCGCAATAGGCGTTTGGAGCACAAAATCCTCGAAGGAGAAGGCGTTCGTGCCAGAACCGACTACAATCCCACGAGTATCGATAGCTGATGCAGCCAGAAACCCGTGCACCGCTAAAGTCAGTTCGACATTGGCGTTCGTAATCGTAATGATCGAGGCACCCGTTCTATGGACGGCGCTCGTGTCCTTGATCGATACCTGCCCACCAATAAACGATGAGCCATCACCGTTCGAACTCGCTCCCTGGGAGAAAAGCCAATTGTAATAGTTCCGAGTCGTGCTGTGAGCCCGTTCCCGGTGCCGGTGGACCAGGCGCCCAGTGCGGTCAAAGGTCTCCAGCATCCAGGCGCCCTGCAAGAACGGCAGGTGCCGCCGCTTGCTGATCTCCTCCATGAGGCAATAATCCCGCTCCTCAGCCTCATCCACGATGTGCGTCTCGGTCGCGGGCGGGATCGCCTCAGCAACGACTAGCATCTCCGGTCTGGGGACCCGCAATAGTTGGGTAGTCATAGCTGGCCGACTCCTTCTTCAAACATGTAGTCCTGAAGCGTGTCTTCGGTCCATGCGCCGCCGCTATCCGTTGAGGAGCAACGGGCTCCCACCGAATAGGTGGGCGAGCTCTGATCGGCGCGCCAGATCAGCTTGTTGCTGGCATCGCCGCCGGTGGCCCTCACGACGATGGCATACTTAGTCCCACTCGTCAGCGCGACCCCCCCGATAGTATAGGTGCGCCACTCAGCGGTCAACGGCAGAGCACTGCCATCGAAGGTAAGGCTGGCAAGGTCCGCACCCGTGGGCAGGCCCGCAGCCGTGGCCCGGATCGATAAGGTAACGGTGCCTGGGGAAAGGGCGCGTGTGATCTTCAGGGCCAGCCTATTGACGGTATGGTTGGCCCCAGGCGTGAACGTCTGGGCTTCCCAGTTGACGCCAAACACATCCCGCCCAACATCATCGCCGGTCTGGTATTTCTCGTAGAGGAGAATGGCATCCGCCGCCATCGTGGGGATCGGAACGCTCATGGCTATGGACTCCGGGTAGCCCTGATCCGCAGCTGTTACGACGACTACAACCCAGGTGGGGACCAGGACGCTGAAGGCGATGCCCGCCGTGTAGCCCTGGTCCGTGGCCGTGACCACCACCAAAATCCAAGTCGGGATCGGAACCGACCAGGATAGGCCCTCCGCCACGCCGATTGCCTCTCCAAGGGTAAAGCTGCTGTCCGGCAGTGTGACCGTGATGATCTCATTGAGCGGAATGTCGTATGTTCCAAAGGCTGGTAGTAAGAGCGTCGCAACCTTATCACCATTCCGTGTGATGCTTGTGAATGTCAGACCTGGCTTGACGACATTATTCCACCCGAGTGCATCGTTACGGTTCGCGGTGAAGCCGTTGATGAGGTCTTGCGTTGGCTGATTATTCTGGCCGAGCGTTGCGATCCAGAACGCGCCGCCCAGGGTGATGATCACCGTCTTGCCGCCCGCCGGGATAACGGACTCCGGCGCCTGCGGCGGAAGCGTGCCCGTCAGGGCTGCGGTCGCCACCGTCTACGCTCCCGCCCTGCGTACCCTGAGTTCTTCCCTGCTGAAACGCGCGACCATCTGGGCAAACTTCCGGGCATCGGTCTCGCTCCCCATGAAGGCGCCTGCTTGGATTATGACCGTGGGGCCTCCCCCAAACCCACCGGCGCGAGACAACGGGATGACGGCCTCTGGCCCCGCCTCCCCAATGCGCGCAATCATCGGGCTTGTCACTATGCCCCCGTGCTGAAGCCCTGCGATCTTCGTGATGCCGATACCAACGCCCGCGCCCGCCCCCAGCGCAGCCGCAATAACGGCAAGATTCGCGGCAAGGCCGAAGGGCCCGCCGGCAATGATTCTGGCAACGGTCTGGACAATCGCCAGTTCCTTGAGCGTCTTGATTAGCCGGATGATCGCCGAGATGAAGATCGATATGGTGCCTACCGTTACCAGCAGGCCGCCGCCGAACTCCAGGACACGGGCAACGACGCCGCCCGTCTCGCCCCCGACGCGGCGAATTATCTGCGCGAGTCCCAGCATCCCGCCGCCTACAATTAGGGCCGACCGCCCCAGTTCACGCAGGCTCGCGATGTTGCGCCGCAGCGCAGTGTCCGCCTTCTTGGCCTCGCGCTCAATGTCCGACATGGGCTTCGACGCCTCATCCCGAACCTTGTAGGCGATAGTTATGCCGATGGTGAAATCGCGGGCCATGCGCTACCGCTCCTGCTCAGGTTTCTCAGGCGCGAGAAAAGAACCGCCGGTCTCCAGCGCCACCCGGACGCCTTTGTAGACCAGGTACAACATGACTCGTTCGAGAGGCTGGCGGTCCAGCACGTCAGGGGGCCATCCCGTCTCGTACAGCATGGCGGCATCGCTCAGGACGCTGGGGATCGGCTCCCGTCTTTCGAGAGCGACGAAAAGGCGTTCAGCGAGCTCCTGACGCTCTCCACGAAAAAAGGGACGTAGAGAGCCTCCATCATGCCCTTGATGATGTCGAAATGGTGAAGCGGCAGGCTGTCCAGCGTTGCCTTATCGATAGGCCCGTAGGACCACTCCAGCGTTGAGCCCAGTACGAGAGCGTCTGTCGCGGCCATCAACTTCCGGGCGATCTCGGGGTCTTCGGGCCGGACGTCCAATTCCCCCTGGCCGTTCTCCTGGATCGAGCCCCACACGAGGGGCATTACATCGCGGGCCACGCCGACGGTTACGAAGCGCCTGAACGCCCAGTAGTCCCCGGTGTCCGTGAACTTGACTCGCCGGGCTTGGGGTGACGAGTCCGAACACTCATACCCGTTAGAAGGTGTCATGCGTCACCGCGCCGCTGACCTGGAAGTCAGCACGGAACCCTACGAGGTTCCCAATCTGAGTCCGTTTCGTATAGGCCGAGCAGAAGCAGGTTCCGGTCTCCCGTGGGAACCCCGCCGTCAGACCTTTCGCGCCATATTTGAACGTCCTGGCCGTTTCGTCCTTTCGCAGCCCTCGCAGCACCGCGTCGGGTCCAACCGTTGCGGTATCGTCATAGAAGCCCTCTATGCTGAAGGGCGAGTTTTCAAGACTGGGATGGTACAGATGCCCCGCTGCCCCAAGGGTCGTGGCGTCGATCAGGTTACGCGGGCCGGGCAGCCCATCGATGTTCGTGATGTAGGCGCTGAGGTCCCGTTCCTGACCGCCATTGTCCTGAATGAGAAAGACTGATTTCGCGCTGTCAAACTTGGCCATGATGCTGCTCCCTCATGAGACGTACACGTCCGCCCGTATTCGAGCGCCGACGTAGGACACGCCGCCCCAGTTCATCTCGCCGAAATCAGCGGCGCCGCGAAGGATCACCGTGTCGGCATTGCCGCCGAGTTGTAGATCGCCGTTGATGGCTGCTCGTACCGATTCCGCGCCCCCGCTGTCCACGAAGCCGTCCAGCTTGTCGATGCCCGATGCCAGGGTGCCCCGGCCCAGAAGCACCCAGATGTCGAAGGAACGCTGCTTTAGTCCGCTGCCCAGCGTGAGTTGATCATCGTTTGTCACGGGCAGAACGATGGCCGCTGGGATTTCAGGGGCGCCGTCCGGGGGCTCCGGGTACGCATGGAGACCCGCGATGGTCGCCAGCCGCGTCGCCAGGCCCTGCCGTATGCCCTTGTAGCTCATACCCCGATCCTTACCCTGCGAAATGGGGCCAGGCTATCCCGAACCTTGCCTGGGATGGACCCCGGCAGCTCTATCGTCCCGAATCCGGCCACCCCGATAGTCGTGAACGGCGCGTCCTTCGACTTGTACAGGTACACGCTCAGGTCCAGAGCGGCCTGCACGATCTCGGCCGGATAGACGAACCGGCTGACGGCCGTACCCTGGATATGGCTGGCCGCCGTTGTGCCATTCACACCCCGGATGACCGTCAGGGCGTTCACCGAGATCGCCGTGATGTAGACCTGTTCCGATTCGATCAGGAGCGTCTGCTGGATTTTGACCTTGGTGCCATCGGAGACGTTCACCGTTGTCGCCGAGGCGGAGAGCGGGTTATCCTGGACCGTCGCCCCGCTCGTCTCCGTGTCCTCGCTCCAGCCCCATCTCCCCGCGATGCTGATGGCCTGGGACGGCTCGCCATCATGGACGAATAGGGCGCCGGTCCTGCGGTCAAGCTCGATCCACTGTTTAGGGAGGCGATTCGGCGGCGCAAGTAGATAGTCAGCGACGGCGATTGCGTCACCATCGCCGTTCAGGAGTTGCGTTATGGCTAGCAAATCATAGGGTGCCAACAGAAGGATACGGACATCCTGGTAGTCAAACCGGTACGTGGCGGTCTTGGTGTAGAAGTGTCGTTGGGCGAGGCGGTCCACGAGACGGGAGGCACGCACGGCCACGTCCGCAATGACCGCATCGTCAGCGGTGAGGTTTTGGCCCGCGAAGGTCTTTACGTCATCCCGGCCTGCGTAGGTGCCGTAGTCGGGCATTGATGACCTTCATTTCTTCAGAACGTTTCGCACGCGGCAATGAAGGCCAAGAATGATCCGAGCCAAGCCGACCAATCAGACCACGACATCTCGTAAGCAGCTCGCCCCTGAAACACAACTTGCCCAGACGAATGCGTGAATGCACCATTGGAAATCGCGCCGGATATCGCGTACTTCCAGATGACCTGAGTAGCGGACTTCTTGATTTCCGCTTCGAACAGCCCCGGCGTCGTTACTGGCGCATGATAGTCGTTACTGACACGACTCGCCCAACGTATGAACTGTGGGCGGGTCGTCTCTATGAGAAACGCCAGCGGTATTGTCGGACCCGTTATAACTACCGGAGCGGAAACGCGGCCATCAAAGTAGGTGAAGGTTGTCACGACCGAGTCGTCGGGCAACTTCACGGCTAAGAACGTGCCCTCTTTCATCAGGGTCAATGTGCCCCTCCGGCGTTCGTACTGCTAGTCCCTCCAGAAAATGTGAGCAATCAGAGCGTCTGTCGCGGCATCGCCCTGGGCCACCGCTACGTTGACCTTGCCGGCCACGGCGAACGGGGCATGGGCGTTGGTGATCGCAGTATTGGCGTTGTCCACGGGCTTTGCCCTGAGCGCGATGTAACCGTCGGTGTTGCCGTTCGTGACCACCAGGAGGTTGTAGTCCGCAGGCGAGGTCGCCTTGATCGTCACGTCCGCCGTGCCGGGCTGGGTTGTGTACTTGAGGAAGACGCCCAGGATTTCGCCCCGGATCGGCTCGCTGTCGGCGTTGCCGGTGGCCGATCCAGCTACGCCGGTAGTGGTGATAGCGACTTTTGTGACGCGGATACCCACGTTACGCCTCTTTGAACAGGCCGGTTGCGAGGAACGCCGGTACGTCATCAGGCCAAGCGTTCACGGTCTCGCCCTGTTGATAGTGACGCCCGCCAATCCGGGCGTCCCCAACGCAGAGGAGCAGCCGCTGCCTATTCTGCGCTTCAGGCCGTGGCGGGGCTGGGGTCTTTCGTGGCGGGGTCGGCGGTGGCGCCATTACGGTTGTCCTCCTGGATCGTGGACCGGTCTATCTGGTCAATCAGGGCCACGTGCAGCATCTGCTCCGTGTCGAGCTCCTGTAGCCGCTCTTTCGCCCGCTGCGTCTCCAAGCTCAAGCGATAGAGGTGGGCCTGGAGCTTCAGCCTTTCGACCTCTAGCCGGTCAGCCTCGTACCGATGATTCGACCGCTCCTTCCGTGCCTCTCCCGTCCTGTCCATGTCTAGGCGTAGTTGATCACGGACGTGACATCGGCGGAACGGTCGTAGACAAGCATCTTTTTCGTGCCGTCGTCGGCATCGAAGACGATCAGACGAACCTGGTCCGTGTTGACGATCTCCAGTTCGCCGCCGGACACGTCGATGATAGCCTTCCAGCCCTTGAGCCCAGCCGTGTTCTTGCCACCCAGCAGAGCCGTCAGGGTCTTCCCCCCCGTGACCGCCTCGTTCTCACCCAGGAAGCCGTAGCCCTCGGTGATGGTGGCCGCATCCTCGGACTGAATCTTCGACCGCACCCCAGCCAGCAGGGTAAACGTGCGGGCTACGTCAGCGTCCATGCTGACCTCACCGTTCAGTCCGAAGGCGGCCGTTGTGGTGCCTGTCCCCTTGCCGCTTGAGGTCCCATGCAGCCCGACGATGGTGCCGCCGTTCTGACCGCCCTCGTTCCGGGCATCGAATTCCGCGCCCCGCAGGGTCCCGGTGTGAGCTGCGCCAGCGGCGGCGGCCACGCGGGCGAAAATTGCCTGAAACTGCGCGGACGCGCTGCGCCAGTCGTACCGGAGTTCGATAGCCTCACCATACGGGTAGTCGGAGGCGTGCTGAATCGCCTCGCCCTTTTCGACCCCGGTGGCAATGCGGGCCAAACGGCCTCGCAGCACGATCAGTCCTTCGCGGATTCCTGCGCCCATATCCTGTCACTCCCTGGCCCCTCACCCCCGGCAGTCTCGCACCAGGGGCGGCAATGCCTGTGTACCGCTTGCTTAGACGGTGAGCTGGTAGGCGTAGGCCGACATCTCGGCGTCGAACCGCCCGAGGTCGAGCCGCACCGATCCCAGGATGTACTTCGCATCCGAGAACGGAATCTGGTCCACGATGATGGAGATTTGCCGCTTGTAGCCGACCATGTACCCATCCGTGCGGACCAGCAGGATGCTGCCCTTGGTGTTGTTCGACCCCGTGATGTGAATCTTCCCGGCCGCGCTGGTCAGCGGGTACTTCTCCGGCACAATGATCGGGATGCCACGGATCGCCGCCAGTTGGCCCGTGCGGATCGTGGCGCCGTCGCCGAACTTGTCCACCGTCGTGACCTCAGGCAGGTCCGTGAGGGCCTGCCAA